GCCGGCGCCGTGGTCACGCGCTACATGAGCACGCACGGCTTCGTCACCACGCCCAGCGACACCCCCGCCAGCACCGGCTACGACGACATCGTGCTCGACGTGCCGTGGGTGCGCAGCCAACTCGCCGAAGCCTTCCGGGGCCGCAGCCTCATCGGCTACGGCGACATCGACATCGACAACTCCAGCGGCGTGCGTGACGCCTGGCTGACCGATGCGTGGGACGGCCGGCCCGTGCGCCTGTTCCTGGGTGACCCCGCCTGGCCCAAGGCTGACTTCCGCCAGGTCTTCAGCGGCACGCTCGAAGACATCCAGGCCCGCGACAGCGCCACGCTCACCCTGCGCATGCGTGACCGCCAGGCCCTGCTGAACGTGCCGGCCTGCACCACGCTCATCGGCGGCACAGACACCAACAAAGACCGCCGCCGCCCCATCTGCTACGGCGAGTGCAAGAACGTGGCGCCCATGCTGATTGACGCCGCCGCGCGCACCTACGCCGTGCACGATGGCCAGATCCACGCCGTGGATGCCGTGTACGTGAACGGCAGCGCCACGGGCGGCTACACCGCCAACCTCACGCTGGGCACCATCACCCTCACGGGCGCGCTCACCGGCACCATCACCGCTGATGTGCGCGGCAGCAAGACTGGCGGCACCTACGTGACCACCGCCGCCGATGTCATGCAGCGCCTGGTGACCGAGCGCACCGCGCTCACCAGCGGCGACATTGATGCCGCCAGTGTGAGCGCCATGAACACCGCTATCAGCGCCACCGTGGGCCTGTACGTGGACAACGACACCACCACCGTGCTGCAGGCGCTGGACACGCTGCTCACCGGCCTGGGCGGCTTCTACACCATTGACCGCGCCGGCAAGCTCAGCGTCGGCCAGTTCCGCGCCCCCGCCGCCCCGGCCGTGCTGACGCTGGACGCTGACGACGTGGAAGAGAACAGCGTGCAGCTCGTGCGCCGCATCCTGCCAGCCAAGAGCGTGCGGCTGGGCTACGCCCGGTTCTGGAACACCAGCACCAGCGGCGCCGTGACGCTGACCGAAGCCCAGCGCGAGCGCCTGCAGACCGCCTACCTCGTTGCCAAGGCCACCAACACCCTGACGGGCCACCTGCTGGCCATCGACGAAGACCTGCAGCCCACCGCGCTGCTGGACGCCACCGCCACCGCCACCGAAGCCACGCGCCAGGCCACGCTCTACAGCACGCTGCGCTACGTGTACCGCCTGGCCGGCTTCACCGCCGCGCAGCAGGTCAAGCTGGGTGACGTCGTGGCCCTGAACCTCGGGCGCTTCGGCCTCAACAACGGCACCCTGGCCCGCGTGGTGGGCCTGCGCGAAAGCCTCACCGGCGGCCGCATTGAACTTGAGGTCTTCGTCTGATGGCCAACAACCTGCGCGTCATCTCCACCAACGACGTGGACGCCGCCACGCTCACCAGCGGTGACTTCACGGCCAGCCTGCCCGTGGGCAACCTGCAGCTCGAAGGCCGCGCCCGCGTGGCCCGCACCACCAACGCCACCGGCACCAAAACCATCAACGGCAACTTCGCCGGATCCACCTTGTGCAGCGCCCTGGTGCTGTACGGCCACAACCTCACCGGCGCGGCCACCTGGCGCCTGCGCCTGTACGCCGGCGCCAACCAGACCGGCACCGTGGTGTATGACAGCACCACGCTCACGCCGCTCACCTCCATCGGCTGGGGCAGTTTCGCCTGGGGCGTGGCGCCCTGGGGAAATGGCGTGTTCAATGACTGGCAGCAGCCGTTCTACACCTTGTGGTTCACGGGGGTCTTCGCCCTGAGCTTCCGCCTGGAACTGGCCGACCCCCTGAACCCCGCCGGCTACCTGCAGGCCAGCCGCCTCATCATCGGCCGCTACCTCACGCCCGCCTTTAATGCCGAATACGGCCTGGCCCTGGCGTGGGACACCAACAGCGAACAGCGCCGCACCCTGGGCGGCAGCGTGCGCACAGACCGCCGCGCCAGCTTCCGCCGCCTGTCCTTTGACCTGGGCCTGCTGGACATCAGCGAGCGCGCCCTGTGGCTAGACCTGGCCCGCGTCAACGGCCTGCACCGCGAGATTTTCGTGAGCGTCTACCCCGAAGCCGGCGCCGACCTGGAGCGTGACCACAGCATGCTCGGCAAATTCGCCCAGGCCGCGCCCAACACCCTGCCGGTGCCCAACCGGTGGTCCCAGAAATTTGAATTCATCGAGGTTTGAACGGAGCAAGCCATGCCATTTGATTTGTCACCCTACAACGTCACGCTAGGCGGCTTCGACTACCCGGTGAAATACTCGCAACTCCTGACCTACGTGCAGGATGGTCTGAACACCCTGGCGGGGTTCAAGAATCGAATCATCAACGGGAAGATGGATATTGCGCAGCGCGGCACCAGTTTTGCCGCAGTAGCAGACGGCGCCTATACCCTGGACCGCTGGCGCTTCGGCAATACCTCTGCCGCCGTGGTGACTATCTCGCAGCAGGCAGACGTTCCCGCAGATAACGAGTTCCAGAACAGCCTGCGCGTGGCCGTCACCACCGCAGATGCCAGCATCGCCGCCGGCGACACCTGTTTCATCAGCCAGCGCATCGAAGGCTACAACGTGCGCGCCCTGATCGGCCGCACCTTCACCCTGCGCTTCCGCGCGCGCAGCAGCAAGACGGGCGTGCACTGCATCGCCCTGCGCAATTCCGGCCTGAACCGCAGCTACGTGGCCGAATACACCGTCAACGTGGCCAATACCTGGGAGAGCAAGCCCATCACCGTGCCCAGCGGCCTCATCACCGCCGGCACGTGGGACTGGACCAACGGCACCGGCCTGGAAGTGTGCTTCGTCCTGGCCGCAGGCAGCACCTTTGAGACGACTGCAGGGGCCTGGCAGACGGGGAACTTTCTGGATACCGCCAACCAGGTGAACTGCCTGGATTCCAATACCAACATCTTCGCCATCACGGGCGTACAGCTTGAATTGGGCGCGGTGGATTCGCCGTTTGAGCATCGGCTTTATGGGGTGGAGTTGGGTTTGGCGCAGAGGTATTTTGAACATATGCCAACATGCGGATTTGTCGGTAGCTCAACAGGCGTAAACTCTTTCGTTGGAAACTTCATTAACTTTTCGGTTCCAAAAAGGGCAACGCCAACATTTACTACAGGTGCGACCGTCGAAAATGTGAATTTAAATAACACATATCTATCGGCCGCGAATACAAACGGATTTAGATACTACGGCGAAACTACCGCCGCTGGCGCTGCTTATATAACTAGACCTGTTTCAGCATCATCGGAGCTATAAAACATGTACCAACTCACCAATACCACCACCATCATCCGCCTCGCGGACAACGCCCACATCCCCGCAGACCCCGCCAACACCGACTGGCAGGCTTACCAAACCTGGCTCGCCGCAGGCAACACACCCCAACCCGCCGACCCCCCACCCGCCCCTGACTACAGCGCAATGCGCCGCGCCGCCTACGCCGCCGAATCCGACCCTATCTATTTCATGTGGCAGCGCGGCGAAGCCACGCAGCAGCAGTGGCTGGACAAGATCGCCGAGATCAAGGCGCGGTGGCCGGCATGACCAGCCTGCTGCTCTACCTCGCCACCGCGCTGGGCATCACCTACGCCCTGTTCGTGTTCTACGCGGCCGTGATGAACATCAAGCGCGTGCGTGACGCCGGCAAGCTCACCCCTCTGGGCTACGCCTTCGGCTACCCGACCTTGTTGCTCGGCTACACGCTCGACGTGCTGTGCAACGTCTTCGTCATGACCATCGTCTTCCTGGAACTCCCGCGCGAAACCACCGTCACGGCCAGGATGAAACGCCACAACCGCAGCAGCACCGGCTGGCGCCTGTCCGTGGTGCGCTTCTTCGAGCCCCTGCTCGACCCGCTGGACCCCAGCGGCGACCACATCTGACGCGCAGGCCACCGCATGAACTTCGACACCGCCTTCGCCCTGCTGATCGGCCACGAGGGCGGCTTCTCCGACCACGCGGCAGACCCTGGCGGTAAAACCCGCTTCGGCATCACCGAAGCCGTGGCCCGCCAGGCCGGCTACACCGGCGACATGCGCGCCCTGCCGGTGGATCTGGCCAAGCGCATCTACCTGGACAGCTACTGGCGCCCCGTGCGTGCTGATGACCTGCCGCCCGGCGTGCGCTACATCGTCTTCGACGGCGCCGTCAACAGCGGCCCCGCGCAATCGGCCCTGTGGCTGCAGCGGGCGCTGGGCGTCACGGCCGATGGCGTCATCGGCCCCCGGACCCTGGCCGCCGCCTACGCCAAAGACGCGCAGCAGCTCAAGACCGCCATCCTCGCCCAGCGGCTGCGGTTCATGACCAGCCTGACCAACTGGCCCGCCTTCAGCCGAGGCTGGGCCCGCCGCATTGCAGACCTGATGGAGGCCTGACCCATGGCTGACTTCGATTTCGACTGGAAAAAGGTCATCGGCGCCGTCGCCCCCGGCCTGGCCACCGCGCTGGGCGGGCCGCTGGCCGGTGCGGCGGTGGGCGTGCTGAGCCGCGAACTGCTGGGTCGCCCTGACGCCACCCAAGACGAAGTGGCCCAGGCCGTGCAGGCCGGCGGCGTGGACGTGCTGGAGAAGATCCGCACCGCAGACCAAGCCTTCGCCACCCGCATGCGCGAGCTGGACGTGGACGTGGACAAACTCCACCAGGCCGACCGCGCCAACGCCCGCGACCGCGAAGCCAAAAGCGGCGACGTCTGGACCCCGCGCCTGCTCGCCTTCGGCATCACCGCCGGCTTCTTTGGCGTGCTGGGCTGGCTTCTGGCCCAAGGCAAACCCGCAGAAGGCGGCGACGCCCTCCTGGTCATGCTAGGCGCCCTGGGCGGCGCCTGGGCCAGCGTGGTGGCCTACTACTTCGGCAGCTCGGCAGGGTCGGCGGCGAAGACGGCGATTCTGGCGAAGGGGTAGGGCTGCGGCTGGTGGCTCACTCAATGAGCCCCGACTGTGGGGATTTCTGCCCAACTACCCCCTTCAAACGCCTGTTTTGCGCCTATTTCCCCAGGGCGCTTACCTCGTAGCGCGGGTGGCGCATAGGATTCGAAATCCGGCGTACTGGTTCTCCAGTACCGAGGGTTCGAATCCCTCCCTTTCCGCCAAAATCAACAACTTAGCGCGCTTTTCTCAAGTGGCGTTAGGGGGCCTCAGCAGCAAGCACTGTGGGGAAATCCTCCCGGTTCAGGCCCGCTTGCGGCCAATTTGGCCCACAGCGGCCGCCAGGGTGTCGGCATACAGGTGCGCGTAGCGCTGGGTGCTGACCGGGCTTTTGTGGCCCAGAACCTGGCCCACGGTGAACAGCGGCACGCCTGCATTGGCCATTTCGCTGGCCGCGCTGTGGCGCAGATCGTGAAAGCGCACGTCCCCCAGCCCTACCTTGGCCGCGGCGCGGCTCCAGGCGGCCTGGACGCCGCGTTTGTGGCCCGTCAGGGGTAGGTGCTTGAGCAGGTGGCGGATGCGCGGGTGCGCGGGGATGATGCGCGGCTGGCCGTTCTTGCTGTCGGTCAGCACCAGCAGGTTGTCCTGCGCCGTCACGTGCCACAGCTCGCCCAGGCGCATGCCGGTGTAGAAGCACACGCGGATGGCAATCTGCGCCTGCCAACTGCCGCAGGCGCGGCAGGCCTTGAGCATGCCCTCGCGCGTGAGGTACACCTTCCGGGCGTTGCGCACGGCCGGCATCAGCATGCGGGCGGTGGGGTCGGTGTCGGTGAGGCCGTGGCGCTTCCAGGCCCAGCGGCATGCGGCCTTGAGCAAGGCCAGGCGGTTCTTGATGGTGGCCGGGCCGGCGTCTGCGGCCTTGATGACCTCTTGGGCCACTGTGGGCAGATCGCTCATCGGGCGGCCCTGCCAAGCCCAGGCGATGGCGCCCAGGTGCTCGGCGGCGCTCTTGTAGCTCTTGAGCGCGGTCTTGTCGGTGAGGTAGTGCTTGACGGCCTGGTCGATCAGGGGTTCGTCGCGGGCGATGCCAGATGCAAGGCCGTACAGGCGCGCGGTTTCGGCTCGGTCGAACGTGTCAGCCTGGGCTTGACTCCAGCCTTGCGGAAGCAGTCGAGTAAGTCGGTGTCGGCGGCCCGCAATGTAGCGGTCGAACTCAAAGCGCCAGCGCTTGTCAGCTTTTGACCAGTAGATCGACATGATGCGAGGTAGCTTTCCACGTCAGCAGGGGCGAAGCGCATGGCGCCATCATTCGCGCCCACGCGGTAGCAGATCAGCCGCCCAGAATACGCCAGGTCGTACACGGCCCGGCGGCTGATGCCCAACTGACGGCCCACGTCGCTTGCGGTAAGCAGCATGTCAGTGAATCCCGTGGTGCTGCTCAGTCGCCCGCACCAGCGCCAGGCCGCTGTGGGCGCGGGCCAGGGCGCGGGCTTTGACGTCGGCCATGCGCTGCTGGCGCAGGTGCAGGGGCTCCCAGCCGTCCATCAGGGCCAGCTCGTGCTGCGCGGGCGGCAGCTGCAGGTACCGATACCAGCCCTGGCCCTTGACCAGCTTGCGCCAGGCGGCGGGCAGCTGCGGGTCGTCCGTGGTGGTGCGCAGCGCCTCGGCCTGGCGCTGTAGCTCGGCGATCTGGTGCTCGATGTGCGCGAGGGTCACTTGATCCATGCACAGATCCCCCAAACTGCAAGCGCCAGCATGGCGACCAGGCCGAAGATGGCCAGCACTACCAGCAGGCGGCCGAAAAGCTCCAAACCGCTGCCGTCATCCGGGTTGTCTCTCACTTCAAGGCTCCTTCGTCGTCGTCAGGTAGTTCGAACCGCGTCACGCCCTGGCGCTTGACGAACTGGCGGTGGCTGTAGCCGTAGTTCTCTTCGGGGCAGTGCTGGGCGGCGTTGATGTGCCAGGCGCACAGGGTGTCCCAGGCGCCGGTGGCGGGGATGCCGGGCCGCTCGGGGCGGGGGCCGATGCGCAGGCGGTCGCCTACGTCCAGGCAGGGCGTGGGCAAGATCCAGCCCTTGGTGTGGCTCGTCCAGCGCCATTCCGGGTTGATGCCGCGGCGGCGCAGCACCTGGTGCAGGCGCTCCAGCACCGGCCGCTGGCGTGAGGGCTCGCGGCGGGGGACTAGGGAGAGGGTGAGTTGGGTCATGCTTGCCCCCTTGCGCGGATGGCGGCGGCGCAGTGCTGGGCCAGCCACTCAATGCTGTAAAACTCCTCGCACGCGGTAGCACACTCCTCGCGCTCAGCAGCGGCGACAAGGGCGGCGAACGTATGCAACCATGGATCGTTCAAGCCGGTATATCCAGCCTCCCGCGCCATGCGGATGATGTCGTCGCGCGTCATGCCGTCACCTCAACGCATGCCGCGTAATCCCCACGATGCCGTTCGGCAAGCCCTCCGCGCCCAGGTGCTTGACGTTCGCGTCTGGCGGGGTTTCGAGGAACTTGCTGCTGTCCTGGCCGGTCACCTTGAGGTAGTCAATCTCCACCTTCGCGGTGTCCACCAGCACGCCGGCCACCTGGGCGACGGCGCGGGCGCGGTCGGGCTCCATGGGGTTGTCGCGGTCGCGCAGGGCGGCCAGGGTGTCCATCAGGTGGCTGCGCAGTTGGTCGATGTGGGGTGATGCGCTCATGGGCGGGGTTCCTTCTGGCTGTCTTGCTGGGTGATGCGGTTGACCTGGCGCGTGATGGCGCCCTTGAGCTGGATGAGCCGCGCCACCTCGGGGTGCCTGACGGTGGGCGCGTTGCGGCGGCCGTTCTCGGCCTGGGTGATGCACTCCAGCCGGTCCACGGTGATCTGCTCCAGCACGTTGCTGAACATGCCGGGCCGGAAGACGACCAGGTGCCCGGGCGGAATGGGGCCGTGCGCGGCCTCCCACACGATGCGGGCCACGGGCTTCCAGCGCCTGGCGGGCACCAGCGCGGGGTCGTCCGTCATCTTGCGCTCCAGGTACCCGTCTTTGCTGAGCCGGTGGCTGCCGATCGGCACGTAGTTGCGCGCCTCCTCAGCCTTGCGGCCGGGCTTGAACTGTGTGGCGCGGCAGTTCGGGTGCAGGCCGGTGCTGCCGGGCACGCCCTTGTTGTGCGGCACCACGCCGGGCTTGAACTGCGTGGCCGTCATGCGCGGGTCACGCTGGCCGCGTTGAATGCGCCCGCTCAACTGGCTGGCCAGGAAGGCGGCAGACTTGTGCAGGCCCAGCAGCGCGGCCTTGGAGTAGACAGGCCCCAGCGAGCAGCCCAGCGCCTGCGCCACGAGCTGGGCGGGCATGTCAGGGTACAGCTTGCGCAGCATCTGCTCACGCTCAGGCGTCCAGCGGAAGCGGGGGGCGTTGATGTGGCGGGATTTGGTCATGGCGTCACACGCTTGAACTCCACCACCCACACCCACGGGTTCGCATCCCAGGAGCCGAGGCCGTTGATGGACTCCCAGAGCGCACGGTAGGCTAGCCGCGGAAAGGCAGTCGGAGTCTTGAATTTGCGGCCTGATTCCACCAGCCCGGGGGAGTCTCCGGGCAGCGGCCCGCGATACCAGCCTGGGAACCCTTCTCCGCGCTCAATGCCCTCAGCAACTGCTTCCGCCTTGCTGATGTCCTGCAGGCGCTCCACGCGAACGCCAGTCACCTCCAGCGTAATGCGGCTGGCCCAGCGGGGCATGTGGATCGACGGGCGCCAACGGATGCCAGGGGACGTGCGCTCCGGGTCAGCACGGAACCAGACCTCCCCCTTTCGCACGCGGTCGAAGGCTGGGATGGCGCCGTCGCCGCTCCATGCCCACGTCTCCCGCACCCAAAGCCTATCGCCGGGCTGGCCATAGGGGCAGCGGAACCCGAAGCCGCCGCGCATGACATGCGCGCCGTCATAGTCGCCGGGGCGTTCAAACTGAAGATAAGCCGCGCCGTCGGGGTCGCCGTGGGTCATGTGGCGGTCGCGGGCGGGCCAGTAGACCTTGGGCGCGTAGGCGGGCAGGATTTCAGGAGGCTGCGGCTTCACCACCCGCCGGGTCTGCGTCTTCGTGCCGGCCAGGATCGCGCGCACCATCGGCGCGCTGAAGAGGATCGGTCGTTCTTTCATACAGCCTCCCCCTCCAACGCCTCCGTGAGCATCTCCCGAATGCTCACAAGCTGGTGCCTCGTCTCCACCAGCTCCCCCAGCGTCTGCCCGTACACGCTGAGGTGCCGATCAATCGCCGCGCCCTGTTCCTCCAGCAGCGCCGCGGCGCGCACCAGGGTGGCCAGGTCTTTGGCGGTGACCTGGTGCCCGCGGTGCGCCACGATGCGCAGGCGCTGGGCCAGGGTGCTGGCGGCTGTGCGGTGAGGGCTGGGGGTGTGCTTCACGCGGTCACCTCTTGCGGCGGATGCACCACCCGCGCCCCGGGCTCACCACCGGCCAGCGCCCGGCGCACGCGGTGCTGCACGGCTTCACCGGCCGCGAAGCGCTCGGCCTGGGTGATGCCGCTCATCAGCTCCACCCAGCCGGCGCGCAGCTCGTGCAGGGCGGCCAGTTCACTGGCACGCGCAGCACGCACGCCGGTGGCGCGCTGACGGTCCAGGATGGCTTCGCAGGCGTCTTGCGCGGCCTGCACGATGCGCCCCGGGTCATGCGCCTTGCGCATGCGCACCAGCTCTTCCACCAAGTTGACCGCATCGAAAATCTCGCGCCAGTGCGCCTGGCTGGCCTGGCCCCGGGCCACGGCGCGCACGGCGTCGTCGATGGCCAGGGCCCACTTGACCTGGTCGTCTTGGCTGAGCCAGGAGACGCCCATCATGGCCACCAGGTGGGCTCTGGGGTTGATGCCGCGGGGGCGGTATTTGCTGCGCTTGCGGGTCATGTCAGTAGTAGCCCAACCCGGTGTGCGCAGCCGGGTCCGCCTCGCGCACCTTCACGGGATCACGCTCGCCGATGCACCAGGTGGCCATGGCGCCGTCCAGCAGGCCGTGCAGGCCGGCGAAGTGCTCGCCGTGGTTGTGCATGTCCACGTCGGCATCCAGGCTGGCTACGTGCAGCTCGCTGTCGTGCGTGCGCACGGCGTCGGCCTGGCGGCGGTGCAGGCGGATGACTTTGCCGCGCACACAGAACCGAATCCAGGTGGACTCGTTGTGGAAGCGGGTGTCGCTGATGACGATGCGGTCGTGCACGGGTGTGCTCGGCGGTGCCGGCAGCGCCCCGCGCAGAAACAGGTCTGGCCCCGGCAGCCCCAGGCGCAGGGCCAGGTGCCGCACCCAGATGTTCGGTTCCAGGCTGCGCCCACACTCCGTGCCCAGCGTCTGCATCAGGGCGCGGGCGCTGACGCCAAGGCCGGGGATGAGCTGCTCTTTGTAGCGTCGCTCGGTGAGCCAGCGGTGGTCAATGCCGGCTTCTTCGAGCAGCAGCAAGGCCATCGAGCGGATCGGGTCTGCGAACGATGCCTGCACAAAGCCGTAGCGCTCGACCAGGTACGCCGCGGCGGTGTCTTTGCCGGCGCCAGCATGGCCGGCGATGCCGATGACGATGGGGTCTGCCAAGGGGTGGATGTGGTGGGCTGAGGTCATGGGCTGGTGGTGGATTCGGGGGTTGTGGGGCGCAGGCTTTCAAAGCGCACGACATCGCGCATGGGCGTCACCACGTTGACGGCCTCCAGGCCGCGCACGTTCAGGCTGTTGGCCCGGGCGCAGTAGGTGATGGCCTCGCCTGCCAGGCTGACTTGCGCATCGCGCACCAGTTCCCGCCGCACCTCAGCGGCGCGGCGCTCGCCGGCTTCGCCGTGGCCACACCACAGCACGCCCGTGATGAACGGCGCACCCGGGCGCACCTGGCGCATCTGCACGGTGACCACCACATGCGCAGGCTGGTCATCCTCGGGCACGGTAGAGAGCCCGTGATACGTGCCGGCCACGGTGCCGGTGAGGTAGACGGAACTCATTTCAGCGCCCCTCCCACCGCAATCACCACCCCCGCCAGCACGATGGCCAGGAACGCCTTGCCCGCCATGCGCAGGCTGCTTTCGTCCAGCGCGGCCTCGCAAGATTCAGGGCAGGGGCACAGGGCGCGGCCTTGCTGGCAGGGGCCGGCGCAGCGGGCGTAGTGGGGCAGGATGGTCGGCTCGGTGCCGTCTTGGAAGTGGTGCTCCATCACGCGCTCCACCAGTGCACCAAGGCCAGCGCCAGGGCGATGCCGATGGCGCTGGCCAGGAGGACGGAGCCCACGCTGTCCATGCGGCGGCTGCCGCGCTCGATGGCGCAGGCGTGGCGGGCGTCAGCCGGGAAGGCTTCGGCCAGCGTGCGGGGGAACTTGCGGACGGTGGGCGCGCTCACAGCAGCGCCTCCCCAACGGCGGCCAGGGCGCGGTCGAAGCCGGTGGTGCGCTGGTGGCGCGCGGTGTGGCGGGCGTGCTCGGCCGCGTCAGCGGCCAGGGCTGCGGCCAGGGCCGCCAGGCTGGTGTGCAGGTCC